AGTCTATCTGCAATACCTCTTAACTTTAAATGAGTTAAGAAACCATTCTTCATACCACTTGCAAAATTCTGTTGCATTCTAATAATGAAACGAGCAAACTTTAATTCTTCTCTTAAAATTTCATTACCGTCTTTAAATGTAGATTCTGTATTAAGTCTATTAGTTGGAACTTTTAATGCTTTATATAACTTGTTTACAAAGTACATTAAGTCTGTTAACTCACCAAGATTTGCTCCCCCAGCCAATTGTGTCACACTCGTTCCCTCACTCCCTGCTCTCTTTGCAAACCAGAAACTGTCTAACATTGATTGCGGATTAAACTTTTGAACCGGTCCTGATTGTGTACTATCGAAAGTTTTTTTACTCCAATATTCTTGGATTAACTTACGTAAGTAAGCTTCAGCTTTTGGCGGTGCCATATTACCGACATCAACGTTAAATACTAAACGTTCTGGAGCTCTTACTAAACGGTATATTACAATACTATCTTCAATTAAGGAAAGCTGTCTATAAGCTCTTCTTGCATTTTCGATAAATGGTAATCTAAAGGTCTTATCTTGGTTCCAAATACCTGAGTTCACATAGGTAATTTGATTTTTATCCATCGGGATAAATTCAAACTTTTCAATCTTATTTGGTCTATTAGGATTAAAAATAGGTTTACGTAAAATGTAACCTTTAACAATCATGTTCTGAATGTTATCAAAAATTGGATCAATTAACTCAGTTGGTAATTGAACTACTCCGAGTACCCCCTCCTCTGGGTAAGTTTTGTGTATAATATGCTCGAAGTAAACTTCACCTTCAATTAATATCTGCCTAAAATATTCCCAACCTTTTCTATCTAACTCAAAGTTTTGAATATATTTTTGAAATTCGTGAATAATTTTATCTCTATCTTCATCGTCTAAATTAAGATTTTTAAAATATAATTTAACAATTTCTCCAGCTTCATTTTTATTAATACATTCATCGCAAATCTCATCCAAACAATCTGCTACTTCAGCAAAAGCGGCCATTACTCTATAGTCTAATATTCTCGGACCTTTATCTGCTTGTATATTAGCGTATACTAATTCACTATAAACGCCACCTTTAGATACTGAACCTGAAGGTGTATTGTTATAATCATTATCATAGAAGATAGATTGTTTAGCTAAAGCTTCTGCTCTTCTTGAACCGGTGTCTTGGAATGTCTCGTATTTAGGATTTAATTCAGCAAGAACTTTATTTAGATCTAAGGCTTGATACGGTAGTTTATTAGCTAAATTCTTAAAGAAGCCACTATCTGTAAAACCTTTATTATCTTGGGCCATTTCAATTATTTAATAATAGATTAGGTTAATTCTATAATCATATAGTCATTAAGAATGTGTCTACCGGAGATAAAGAACTTAAATGTGTTTGAGCTGTGGTAGTATACCCAGCGTCGTTAAAAGGCACTATAACAATTTTACTGATAGGAGATCTCGGATTACGTTGTAATCTAGGTAAGTTAAATGTGATAATATTATCGTTTATAACATTATATCCTTTAATAATTTGACCTCTTATACTTGTCTGTCTTGTAAATGCGGAGGTCGCAGTAAGAATGCCTGTTGCTGAATAAACAGTGTCATTATTAGAAGATAATAATAAGCCTTTTAATTTTGTAAATCTATTACCATATAACATTACCACCCCTGTAACTCCACGTGCAATAGTATAGTTACTTTCAACCAATACGCTATTCCAGAATAAATTTGAAACTGTTGGTGATCCAGAAACTTCTACTACTTCAAGTTCATTTACTAAACCAGATGATACTGGGAATGTATAACTATTACCAGAAAGATCATTATAGCTTGTTAATATACTTTGAGCGTGAAAGTTGTTATCAATATAATATATGTTGCCTACTGGGTTAGATGTCTCTTTAAATAACCAACCTTTAATTGTAAATGAAGTATCAGCTGTAATTCTTTGTTTATCAGTACCGTTTAAATCAGTTGGATACTCCATTACCATACTACCATCCCATAACACCTCACTTCTAATTTCTTGCGTTTCTGGCAATCCAAAATCAGTAGGAACTTTCCAACCTAACACTATATATGGGTTAGAGTAAGGTATAAAGTTACTTAAAATTTGATCCATATCAGTCTGGAAACGAGTAATAATAGACATTTTAATATCTATGTTTATAGGTACTGGAGACTTTAAATGCGCTGAAGACTTTTTACCGTTATAATAAAACCCGTCTAATTTATTGAAAACTCTCGTATTATCTCTAGATATACCACCGATAGACACCGCAACAGCAGGCATTGTCATCGTTTTAGCAGTATTAATGATATCATATAACACTCTTTGTTTTGGAGAATATACATAACGAACACTAATTCTATCCTCAATTTCTCTATTATCGTTATATCTCTTTATAACAATATCATCAAACGCAGTAACAAACTGCGTAAGTAAATCTTTAATTTCAAAATAGTATGGAGATTGTTTCATTATTACATATGCTTAGCTAAGACATTTAGTAAGTCTAATTTAGCTATCAATTTAGTAGTATTATTTTCTTTCTTAGCTGAATGCGCTTGAGCCATTACCTTATCATAAAGGCTTTGTAACTGCTTACGAGACATTCTACCATAACCTTTAACTGCAATTTCTTCATCTTCAAATCCAGTTGCAGGTGCGCTTGAACCTACATTAGCATCACTAATTTTACTATCTACACCACCCGGTAATCTACCAGTGCTAGTAGCGCCTCCAAAACTGTTTTTACCGTCAGGTTTCGGTGATAAGCCTTTGACAAGCTGACTTTGTCTTTGTTGCATATATATGGTACCATAATTACCTTCATTTAAAAGACTATGTTTATATACTTCAAAAATCTTCTTATACTCATCCATATATCTATTTATAAAAAAACCCGAGCGTTTGAGGCCCGGGTTTAATGTAATATGAATTATATTAACCTGTATAACTTACAAATCTTGAAAGGTCTTGTTGGCAAACAAACTGGTTAACTGGTGAGTTAATACAGAACACTTGAGTGTTATTTGTATTATCAACTACATTAACGGTTACTGGAATAACACCAGCACCGGTAATACCTGCTGAAGTGCCTGATAAAGCTGTTGAACTTACTGCTAGATATAAAGTACCAACTTGAATACCGGACGCGCATTCAGCGCCGGTAGCTGATAATTGAGCTGAAATATTGTTTAAGCCGGTAACGGTACGACCAGCAATAATCTTGTGCGGGTAAGTGCCAGCTGATAAGCTATAATCAAAAAAGCTAAATACACCGTATTGAGCAGCTTCCCAACCATCAGCACCATTATACTGAGTTTGTGCAAATTGCATACCTGTTGCATAACAAGTTAAGTTTTCAATATCTGTTCTACCGCTAAAACCAACCTTGTAGGAGTTAATAGCTCCTCCGATTGATGTGTCGATACAAGACAGCGCTACTATACCGCCGCGACCGTTAAGAGTGTTAGCTACCGTTGAAAGTGAGAGATTTACTGTGAAGCCCATATAATATATTTATAGATTGCAGATTATTTTTTTACCATTTCCCTACAGGACATTTGGAAGCATCTATTTTTACTTTAGCCTGCATCCAACAACCGCATTTACTACATACTAAAGTAGTATCTTTTCTGATAGCAAACTCGCAAGCTTCGCACATTTCCATTCTAGTATCAGCTTTACTTTTCTTAGAGATTATTGTTCCATGGCTAAAAGCCCCAGACGCAGCATAATAAGCTGTACTAATAAGATTAGCAGCCATCGTTTGCAATGATGGTAATTTAATATCTCCTGAGCTCATATATTATATATTATATTTTTAGTTTAAACCAGACCAGTCTTTTAATACCGGCTTTGATTTCTCAATTGACTTCTCTAGCGTAGGAGTTAACTTAGGCATGAAGTTAATACCAGTTTGTTTTTCTACCTCATCAATTGATACAGCGTATTTAGGCATATCTTCAACTGGTAAAGCAGTGTTAGGGAAGATGAAAGCGATAGCTTTATTACTCTTTTTATCAACGATTACTTTCCAAACATGAGTCGGTACACCTACCTGATTATTACCAATTGAAGTGTAACCTTTATTATATACTGTACCAGTAACCGCGTAGATATCTTTACCTTCTATTACCCAATTACGTACAAACGTTTCTAATTGCTTCCAAATGCCTCTATTATTATTAGGCACTTGCGGTATCATATTTGATAGAAAGAAGCTCTCACTCATCACATCATCGTTTTGAGTGTTATCCCCAGCTGGAGCTAAATGACCTCTATCATAAGGAAAGCCAGCATAGTCTGTTAATACCGATTGATGCTCTTTGGCTATCTCAGGATCTGCTCTAAAGTCATTCTCTCTTTTAGAAGGACCGGTTACACATTCTTTAGTGATATGTTCAACTACATACTCAGCTGTCTTGGTATCATATCTATAATGAATAGCGTAATTCTTTTTAATTAAATACTGACTATTTTTTTTAATTGAGCTTACTGGCGCTCCTTGATAGACAAAGGTAGATGCTTTATCATCAATTGGGTTAGCAATCGCAATTACTGTTACTACTATTACTGCTAATATATACCTTAATACCTTATTCATATAATGTATTTATAAATATATACACCTATGGCATCAGACAAAAACTTCGAATCGCATGTTCAAGAAGACGGTATAGTAATCGCTAATCGTACTTACGTACCAGAAAATATCGGACAGTACTCAGATATCTTAAAGTTTTCCAATTGCAATAATATCACTGTTAAAGATTGCACTATTGAAGGCGGTAAAGAGGATTGTATTGACGCTGTAAGAGGCAACAACTATACCTTTACAGATACTGATTTAGCACCAAAGCATAACGGCATTACCTTAAAAGGTTCTATCAATGGATATAATATCAAAGATGTAACATTTGCTACTCATGGTAAAGACTGCGATATCGAAGTTGGTCAATATGACAACTATTGGTACATTGGTCGTAAGCCGACTAGAAACGGCTTAATTGAAAACGTTCAATCTACTGATAGTAAACCGGTTATTATTAAACTCTGGGATGCTACTAAACCATCTATTGTTAACTCTAATGTTAAAGTAATAAAGATGCCAATCTTTATTTGGTGGCCATACTTTGTCTTCAGAGCTATTCAAGTAAGAGGATTTAAAAATATTTTTAAACCGGTCGAAGCAGGTTCATTTATTAAAACTAAGTAATCTCTACCTATAAATTAGCCGCTAGAATCGACTTCGTAGTACATCTTTAAAGAAGGTGAGAAGATCTTCTCCATGTTACCACTTCTACTAACAAAGAAACGTCTCCAATCACTAGCTCCTGGTATCTTAATACCTGAATTAGCAAAGCCAAGATATTCGTAACCTATAGGGTCACCTACTGAGTCTAAAGGTAACTCCACTCCATCTTCCCATTTTAAGGTCTTATGAATATTTGATTCATTAACTGATTGATACTTCTCGGCAATAAGTTTATCATCTTTAGTCTGTTTCACATTATTATTTATGTTACATCTTCTTTAAAACGACGCCTGCGCCTGAATCTATTAATTGGTATCTATCACCATCGATTGCATTGAGATGCCCAGGTGATAGATCGGAGTTAAGTATAATGTCTCCGTTATCCATAATAGTAAGAGTGCATCTCATATTACGAGGGTAAGCGTCTGGATCAACAGACATATTACCGTAGTCAGGCGCAGGTGCTGTGGTGAGCATGGTGGTTAATAATATTTAATTATTACTAGCTTATTATGTTTGATTTTCGTCTATTAAACCAAGAAAATTACCAAGTTCAGCTACCTGGTCTACATTCTCACAATCATCTAAAAGAGTGTTTATTTGTTGAATAGTAAGATAACCTTTTTTAGTCTTCACCATAAACACCTTAACCTCGCCGCCGCCTAACATATTAGGTCCAAGCTTAATAGTTTTATCTTCACCAACTTGTAAAGCTAAATTAAGTAAAGCAGTCTTAGCAGCTGCAAGATCACGATCTTCTGGAGGCATCGACGGCTCTTCTTTAAACGCTATTTCAGTAAGAAAGTAATCTTTAAAACTCTTCATCTAATTATTTAAGATCTTTTAGCGCTTGTAATATATGAATAGCCTTATCAAAGTCACCGCAATTGATAGCAAGCATAAGCGCTTTCTTTAAATCAACCACTACCTCGACACTACCAAACCACTCTGCAGCATTAGTGCTTACAGATACTGGACTGTGCTTACCATAGACTTTAGCAGCAGCTTGGATATCAATAGGAGAAGTAACTTGAGAGACAGGGGTAATGTTCATAGTGGTGATAAATTATTTATCAGAACCCCCTCTTCTTTACGAAGAAACAAAGCAGCGCGAGCAACTCCCTTATCTCAATCCCCTATATGCGCATTATACCAGTCTTTAAACGAAGGTATCGTCCCTCCGAAATGCTTCCACATACCTGCATTATGACCGGTGGTGAACATAACATCGCGCTTATTTTTTTGCTGACTAGTCATCTTAGCATTTGTTAATTCAGTATCAACAAATACCCTATGCTCCGTATCATAATTATACTTTGATTTTAAGTGATTAATGGTAGCTTGATCCTCAGCACTATTGCATCTATCCCACCAGTATATAGTTTTAGTGATAGTAACATATCTCCAATTCTTATGAGGGGCATCCCCCATTTTTGCTATATCTACAGCGACATCACTATTTGTCTGTAACCATATATGATTGTCATACCGACTCTTTTCAGCTGATATTACCTTATTACTACCAGTGTAAGTGAACCCGAATACCACATTATAGTTTTCATCTGACATTGATTGGTCATATTCTTTTTGGGTAATAGCTTCAGTGATAGGGTATGCGTTACTCATATCTTGGTTTAGGTTTAGTACTAGTGTCCATTATACCTTGTTTGCGTTCTAAGTTAATACGAGGTTTACCGTCCATATCGGCATGGCTAATTTGATTATATAATACCCGTGCAGCTTTTTCAGCTTGTACATAAGAGGTAACTTTGAAAGATTTAACCATAGTATTGACATCATACCACCACCCACCCTCTTCATGCCCACCTAGATGTCTAGATATATCATATAAGGTGACATATAAAGGATAATTGCTTTGATCTTCAGGGTCTCCCTCATCATCGTACTCAGGTGATATTATATGATCAATACGTACCACCTTATCATAATCTTTATTAACGTTAGGGTACCCACTACCGTGAGGCATACCAGTTTCACTAGGTTCAATACCTTCGGTATCTCCATATACCTCCCGAGGCTCGTCTTTTAAAGGATTAGCATTAAAAGGATCATCATTTTCTTTAAAAAACTGCTTAAACGATAGCATAATAATATTTATGTAGAAACCGGGTATATAGAGAACCGTTTCCCGCGCGCAAAAATTTTGTGGCATGGGGCCTAATTTAAAACCCGCCTGCGGACCATATAGCTAAATTCCGATGGTCATTGCCGCTATCAAAGTCTATTAGCGAATACCCTCTCCGCTAATAGACCCCTTTCTAATAGACCTTACTTGTCTCTATAATGCCGGTCCAATGTATCCGTACCATATAACCGTTCAACGATATCCTTAATCGTTTTCTTATTACTAAAGTCTAAATGCTTTTCAATCCACTCTAACGTACTCCATTTACGGTTAACCCAGTCACTATGTTCTCTTTGCTTAGCTCCTTCAACCCCTAACTCATTATATATTGCATACATCTCTCCATTGAACACCGTACCGTGATCAACTGCGTACTTCAGCTCATTGAACATATAGGCGTCTTCATCTACGAAGACTTTACCAAATAGCCCTTTCGTCTCCGGATACTTATTCCATATAAGTCCTTTCATAAAACGTACGCCAGTTACCTTCTCATCCTTCGGCTTCTTATACATATTAGCGTGGCAGCCATCGTAGTCTAATTCCAATACATATACGTCTTTCATATTATTATTATATTATTAATAATAAATTATTATTATATTTTATATATATATTTTTATATATAATATATAATTTATATAATTTATTATTAATATTTTTATAATAATATATTTTTAAGATTTCATTTTATTAATCCTTTAAATAAATGCCTTTGCATTCGCTATTAGACTTCTCCATATAGCCAAATGCCTCTAGCATGACATATATTTGCATATTATAATTTTCTGCCTCTGTCGCCCCCCATTTAAGCCCATTCTTAATATAAGTGTCCTCTGACGATGCCTCTAGCTCAGCCATTACCTCTGCCTCTGTCACCTTATTAGCTTCATCTTGCAAAGCCCAATATAATTCTAAAAGCTTTTCAATCTTTGGATTCTTTTTCATATTATTATTATTATTATTATTATTAATAAATTTATTATAATTTTATTAATATTTTTATAATAATATATTTTTAAGATTTCATTTTATTAACTCTAATTATATTTTTTCAATCCTTTAATCCATTCAAACTTAATACTACCACCACAATCATCACTATCAAACCACCCATGCACCTCTTTACCATTATCACTAAACCCACTAATCTCTAACACTTCAGTATATTTTTCTACATCTTCTTCACCTTCTTCATATCTATATACAAACTCTACTATATCACCAATCTTATACTTACCAACCATATAAACACCTAAATCTTTATTTTTCTTAATTTTATTTTTCACAATATAATTATAATATATTTTTATAAAACCAAATTATTTACTCCAATAACCACTATCACATTTAATACTATCCATTATATTTTCACACAAATTAATCATACTAATTACATACTCCTGCTCCTCTTCACTCATATCATCTATTTTATCATACAACTTATTACACTTTTTAATCTCTTTCTCAAAATTAACATCATCAACCATCTCTCTATAACTCTTCCAAAAATTATCTACTTTATCATTCAACACTTTATTAATAATATCTTTATTCATATCTATATAATTTTATTAAATTAAAAAAAATAATATATATTACTTTTTATATAATATATATTATTTTTATATTTTCTTATCTCTTACTCCCA